TGGCCTTGCACCCAAAAATACGACTACCCCGCCTACGTCATCCCTAAAAATAGTCCGACCAATATACGGACTACTAAATCAAACTGCTTATATACTATGTAGTGTTAGGAGTAATTGGTGAGAAAATGATTACCGCAATAACAACGCTGATTGTGTGCTTCCTAATCGGGGCGCAAATTGGCCGAAAAACGAAAACCGACGAACGAGAAAACCCACTATGGACTCTTGGCGAATACCCAACCGATGAGGTCATTGACCGTACTTGGAGGCTTGCATTGGCCTTCCAGACGCTTGACATGACCATCCTCAACATATGCGATAACACTATGTCAATGGCTGATATGTTCGCATTGGTCATCGACCTATGGGTTCAAGACCAAGACCAAATGCTTGCAGACGGCCTATTGAATGGTGTGCTTGACCATATGGAAAAAGACGAATACCATACAACATGGGTTGATGCTTGTAAAGACTTCGGACTTGAAACCAATGAAGATGGTTACATGGTCGTCGTCGATTCGTCGCACCCGACCAAGTAGGTTCATCCATTCTGGATATCCTGTCGCAACCTTCTCGATACGTCGATGAAGTGGCCGAGGGGGTGAGGGGTCAGCCCCTCGCCCTCTCTTTTTTTTGGTTTGTGACTACACGGACTACTCGGTATCTCGGACTACCAAAGCACTTTTCCGACTACTCGGTATCTGCGACTACTCGGTAATTTTACTGACTACTATTTTTTCCGACTACTCGGTATCTCGGACTACTGTGTTTTTTTTCCGACTACTATTTTTTAGGGACTACTAAGATTTTCGATATTTTTTCGGACTACTATTTTTTCCGACTACTACTACACACGGACTACTACGTTAATAATTATTCAAAAATAATTATTATTGACTTAATAAGAAAATTCAAATTGTTATTAAGTCCATGAATCGGCCTGTGGGCCTTTCCGAATTATTGCCTTCGGCTCATGTGAAAATCGGCTCGGAGGGGTTAAAATCATTGAAAAATCGCCTATACTTAATATAGGGGAGGCCGCCCGTAGCCCCTTTAGGGGCGTACCCCTAAGTGAGTAAAATGGAAACAAAAACCGAAAACACACAAACAGCCAACCCGTCAAAGGTTGGGTTGATTGCGTTGCTCATCAACACATTGATGTTGATTGGCAAGGCAACAACTCAAGCAAAGACGGCCTTCCGAAAGAAGAACCCGAACACCCCAAAGGCGAAGGAGGCCGAAAAGGTCAACAGCGTCAAAGCATGGCTCAAAGAGCAAGGCGTTGACATTGATGGCTTCAAGTGGTCGCAATTGCTTCAAGCATCACCACTTGTCAAGACCCTTCTCAACTCCTTCAAGATGACCGACGACGCAACCGTTGGAGCGATTGTCAACCATCGAACCGTTCAAACGGTATTGGTTGCCCTTCAACGTCTGAAAGACCTTGAAACCCTTGAGGAAAGTGGCATCACAAACACAGCGTTTCAAGCCACAGCGTTTGAAGAATTGGTCGAAATGGGACTTCACCCTTCCCAATACGGCTTGAAGGGTGTCAAGCACATCAGAACCGTTGAGGCCGACCTATGGCAATCAGCCGTAACAGACAAGGACACGTTGCAGGCCATTGAGCCTCAAATCAAGGCTGTCCCCGCCTACAACTGTTCAACAGGCTTGAAGGGTGGATGCAACAACCGAGGATATACTTGGAGTGGCAACCCAATCAAGAAGAACGTCGGTCTTGACCCGTCAAGTCCTGAATGGGTCGTCGGCTCGGTTCAAGCAGGTGCAACACAGGCCTTGAAGAATGATTACAAGTGTAAGGAATGCCATGCTGAAATGTACGGCAAGAGCCTAACATACAACATGATGCGAGTCGTTGCAGCGTCCACCGAGAACGGCTATATGGGAACAGCATGGAAGGGAATCCAAACGCCTGTGCGAATCCCTGTTGATGGACAAAGAATCATCCGAAAGATGCGACGTGGTATCATTACCCTCGCTGATGGATTCAAGGCACTTCAAGCCCTCCATGAAGAAAAGCCAATCACAGCCCGCATTGATGGCACATGGCTCAAGGGTCGAATCGTGGCGGTGTGTGTCGATGAAGTGACAACAGGTCATACCTTCATTGACATCGCCTTCATCCTTGAAGACCACGCTTGAGTAGGTGACAATCAAGACACGTCGAAAGCATGAGGCGGAAACCCCGACCTCATGCCCTCCGCCCCGTCATCGGTTCAGACCGATGGCGGGGCTTTTTTTTATTTTCAGCCTCTCAGTACATCGAATAGGCATCAATCCGCAAATATCCAGACGGCGCACCCAACCCTATTATAATCGGGTTGCCAAAATAAAGCCCATAAACGCCCCTTCCTGAGCCTTGAAGGGTTGGGGGCTATATGGTATCATCAGAACCATTCAACGGCCACACAGCGCAACGTAGGGGGTTAAAATCGCCTATATTGAATCGGGGTCAGATAGCCCCGACCATGTTTGATACTCCAAAAATCGACCCACACCGATATATCCCATTGCTTAGCACCAAAAAAAATTTGCTCCAAAATTTTTCAAAACGCTTTTTAAACCCTAAAATCGACCTTTTCTTACAATTTTACCGCCAAAAACGCTTCCACGATTCGGTCTTTTTCCAACCGATTTTCCGCCCGCCCATTCGCCTTTTCCACCTGCTCGCATCAAAACGGGAACGTTTTTTTCCGCACCTGTGAATTGGTCGCAAGCGTGAGCAAAGGCCATAACCAAGTCATTGTGTTTTCCTGTGTCCACAATCTCCCCTTCTTTCCATGCGTGACTTTCCAACTCGTCAAGTAAATCGGAAACAGCCCGTCGAGTCTTGTCGTCACCGTATGGGAATACAACTTTGCCTCGTTCAAACCAAACCCGAAGGCGATTTAGCAGGGCTTGCTTCAATCCTTTGTTGCTAACCTTGCTTGGTCTGTAATCGACCATAATTCCTTTCGTTTCAAGAACGGCTTGATAGAGTCTTTGAAATCCTACATCTTCTGCGGCCAAAGGCGCACTATAACGTTTGCACCATTCTCCTATCATATCAGCCTGTTTGTCGGGAGGAAAGTCGTTACGTCGCCAAATGTTCACTAAAACCAAATCACCATTTGATTCTTGTCGCATAACAACCATAACCGAGTAATCCTTACCCAATCCGTGAGAAGGGTCAAAACCAATAATGTAGCGACCATCACGCTTTTCTGTTTCCAATGTCAATTCTAAATCCATGTTTTTACGGGTCAAGCCTCGTGGATAGACAGCCGAATCGTCATCAATGACCCTACACAGCAATTCTTGTGCAAATTCCAACTCTCCCATTGAATCTCGCTGTTCAAGCAAAAACGATGTAGGTCGGAATTCGGGCCACAAAGCCACCAACTTATCGGGTTCATGCTTTGCTTCATCCCAATTAGGAAACGCTGTCCATGTTCCCGATTTCCATTGTGGATTATCGAGCATTTCAGTATGATACAGGTCATTCATCGACATTGGTGTTCCTACACAATAAATCGAAGAACCTGGGTCCATCATTGGCATAACGACCTTTCTCAACCATGACCGCAACTGTGAAAGGTTCAAGTCTTTCTTAGCATCCAACAAAACGTCATCAAGGGCGACAATAGCGGGATGTTCACCACGAATGGCTGAACCAACCGATGAACAGCGAATAACTGCACCGTTGGTAAAAAACAACTCCAACTTACCACCTTTCTTAGAATCAAGATACCGTGACAACTCTTTGTGTTTGGTTAAGTCGGCACGAATCTCGCTTAGACGACGAATGGCTGTGTCCCTACTTGCCGAGAATAACCACACCTGCAAAGGCTCACCATTGAATTTTTCAAACAAACATTGGTGCAACAACTTTACTCCGAGCGTCGTCGATTTAGAATGTGAACGAGGCGCAATAATACAGACACGATGAACATGGCTTCCTTTCCTGTTTCCATACATTTCCATCCATTCACCGATATGCGTTCCCCACGCATACCCCAACCATCGGTAAAAGTATGATACGTCGTTTCTTGCTCGCTCAAAGGACAATGCTCGTTTTACTTGAGTCATAAGGCATCACATATTGTTTAATAGGTATTCTCCAAATTGCTGTTTGACATATATTGTAACACATAATTATCACTTAGGCGCAAGAGTGCGTTTTTGACAATAAGGACAGATTAACGTTAAAGCCTTCTGTTTAGGATAGACTTTACTTTCCCATCCACAGGCTTTGCATACAACCCATTGTCTATTCATCACGCACCACCCTCATAGTGCCGCAGTACACCATTCGCTTCTGTTCTTTGCACCATACCTTGTGTGAATTTGTTCTGCGAATAGAACTGTAACCACAATTGTTACATCTTCGCAACTTTGGCTCAAGACTTCGACCAAACCTTTGTGTTTTGTAAGGAACGGCCATCAATGACCACCCACAGGCGCAAATAGCGAACCAACAACTCCTTTTTCTTTGTCGATAATGTGAGCCGCCAATCCAGCCTTTGACTCAACATAACCTGCTCGGTAGTGGTATCGGTCATGACCTGCAAGAGATGGTAATTGAATAATCATGCAACCCTTTGTTTCATTGACCTTCTGATGGTGCAAGTGTCCGTGAAACCATGTTCGGTGTTCGCACTTACCCCACATCTCACGCTTTTCGTTGCTCATGACAGAAGCCAAGTCCATCTTTTTGTCGCCATGTGTAAATCCAATAAGGTTGTTACCATACTCAACATACTGTCGAGTCATAGGAGATACAATAACTTCGCAATCATCCACATCTTCATAGACAGCCGACAGATACATCATAAGAGCAAATGCCGTCATACGGTCATGATTACCTGGCATGAATACAACTTTGACAGGAGAAACGGTTCGTAGGAGGTCAATGTGTTCACGAGCAAGCATACAACCTGTCATAAGAATTTGTGCAGGGCTTCCGCACATATCTTGAGGCGTTCCTTTTGTAGTAGTCCCTGCGTCTGTATCAACGTGAAACCAATCACTTCCCGTAGCCAATATGATTTGTTCTGGCTTACCAGGCAATCGAGCAATCAATTCTGTGGTCTTTTCCATCAATCGGTATCGAGCAGTATCAAAATCATACTTTTCACCGACTTCATCGACCCATCCATGCTTACCCCAATGAAAATCAGTAGGGCTGACGACAAGTGAGTAATCATGTTGGGATGGTTCTAATTCAAATGGTGTAACAGGTGGAAGTTCATTTGTTACTAATTCACGGAACTCGCTAAGTAGTGTATCTTCAAAGACTCTATACTTGTTTGCGTCTTCTTCAATTTCTTTCCACTTTCGCTTTTCAAAGCCTTTGTGCAACTCTCTTCGACGTTGGAGAACTAAGTTTTCAACCAATTGTTCAACATCGTTGTTTTCGATTTGCTCATCGGTGTAAATGTCCATGTCATGTGTCCATCCATGTCGTCGTCGATATTCGTCAAACCAAGCACGAGGTATGCCGAAATCACGAGATATTTCATTGATAGATGACGCTTTTCCGACCATGCCTGAATATGCGGTTTTCATGGCTCGGTGTTTATCACCCTCGACTGAAATCATATCACCTGCGACAGATAGGTATGTGATATACACATCGTTTGCTGTATCATAGAAGTATGCTTTGTTCAACTGTGTTGTTTCGTTCACTTCTTTTACTTTAGGAGAGTCTATCTTTCGTTCTGGATTAGAATGAAGCCACTTTCGTATTGCCATCTCCCAACCTTTTACGGAACGACTATTATCAATTTCATTGAAATCTCTTGCATTGGCTATAATTGCTTTGTTTTTGTCAAAGTTATTGCTCATAAATGCGTTGGTTTCTTCGGTTATTGCCTTTCGCATATCAATACCTACAATCCCAACCCTTTATTAAACCGTATTACTTTCAGTAATTTCAGTTGCTACTGAAAGAATTAAATCCAGCGCAGTATAGCGGTTCTTCTTAATTCTTTTATTTCTTCATAGAGGTTTATTGGGGCTATGTTATTCTTTGCTATACTACTTCTTTTTCCTACATCCCTATGAAAGAATAAAAGAATTAGCCAAAACCGATGGACTACTCCCCGATTTATTCTTTCAGTAGATACAGAATTAAGTGAAACAATTAAACCATACCCTATTATGACATCAAAATACTGTCTTACACATGATAGCGGAGAGGATAATGATATGGCCTTTGACATGCGTTACGGAGTCACAATCACAGTTGCTCTATTTGTCATTGAAATCCTGTTTTGGTTCTTTGTTGGTCGAGGATTTTTCCGATATTTGAAGAAAAGAAAGAACCATTAAAAGACAACTGCATCGTGCATAGGTCATGCCTTCATGGTGGCCGTTCTCAAAAAATGTCCAAGCGGATAGCCCTGCGCCTGTTCGTGTTGGTTCAAATGTTCCTCTCTCGGTTGCGGCGGGTTTGCCGAACATTATGCAAGATACCGAGAAGTTACAGTCCACAGCAAACTACGATAACGAGTTCGATATGTTTGATGCTATGGTCAAGTTAGACCCCGAACTCAACGGTGCTGTCCGTTCAGTAGCCCTTACTGCTAACAATTACACTATAAATTATGTCAAGGCAAAGAATCAACGAATCCGCAACGCTATCATGATGCTCACCGAGCAAATCGACCTTGATGACATTCTTATCAACGCTATGCGTAATCTGATGGTCTATGGCAACGACGTGAACAAATTGGTTGGTAGGGCAGGTGTCGGCATCACCGATGTCCAAAACCTACCTATCAAGCAAGTTACGATTGTGGATGAGCGAGGTGCAAACGGTATTCCCTTTGTTGCCGACGAACAGACATACATCATGACAAACGACTACTATCTTCTAAGAGAAGGGCTTGTCAAGCCGATGATATTCCCTCGACGTGAAGTTATGCACTTCCGTATTGATTACAGAAGCAATTGGTTCACCGACCAAAAGAACCGTGAAACCTACGGTGTGTGGGGCGCATCCCGATTCACCTCGCTAAAACAGGCTATCCGAGCAAAGTACAACAGCATGAACAATCACATCGCTCTTGAGGATGCCCTTACCAAACAATTCATTACCATTGACAAGTCGGCCATTGAGCATATCACCGACCCCGATGAACAGTATGAACGATTGGGTAAAATTATGGATGAGGTTATCAGTCTGTTTGAGAACCTTCGTGGCGACCAAATGCCAATCCTCCCATCCTACGTTCAATTGCACCACGTTGATTTGAACAACACCATTCCCGACAATAGCGGATTCCTTGATATGGTCGCATCTAACATAGCGGCTGTTCTACACGTTCCAGGAGTAGCGGCAGGTCAAGAACAAGGCTCGACGTTTGCGGCCACATACAACGCAAATATGTGGTCTGTTCAAGCCATTACTCGATTACAGCACGTTGTTCGACAGGAGATTATGAAGTTGTTTTCGCATCACCTTGAACTTCTTGGTATCGAACATCAGATGAAAGACCTTCCTCCACTTGAATTTGCACCTGTCGCTGACGAATCACCTCTCGACTCCATGAAGCGAGCAGTTATGGGTTATCAAGCGGGCATTATTACACTTAATCAAGCACTTGAAATTGTTAGCCTACCATTGGAACGTAACGCAAATGACAGGGTGGAAAAGTCATCAAAACCTCCTATGGGCGAATTGCCACGAACCAACGAACAGAATACAAACGATGAAAAGACACTTTGATTGTGCCAAACACTAAGGAGGCGTATAGCATGGGCGGTAATAAATCTTTTAATGACAAAATGATACTAATAATTGGAGTTCCTATTGTATTGGCATGGGTAGGGTTTGCTTGTCTTGTCATATGGTCGGGACTAAACGATAATAAAGTAATAGAAAACATTGATTCGTACTCATCGCTTTTGATGATTATTGGTGGACCTGCCCTTCTTATTGTTACATCTATGCTTGAACTTTGGAAGTCCGAGCAACAGGGTGAAATCAATCTCCATCCCGAACTTGTTATGCGAAACCAAGACATCGCTACGGCACGAGCCGAACATGACCGACTAATGGCGATTGGCGCACAAAAGCATTTACAACTTATGGATGCCGAAGAACGATGTGTTAATCTCGGCATTATGAGTACTGTATCAGAAGGTGAGGAATGATGCCGAACGTCAAAGAAGGTGAAAGCAAAGCCGATTACATGGACAGATGTATGGGCGATAGCAAAATGGTCGATGAGTTCGGCAACCCATCTCAACGAGCCGCAGTATGTAACACTTACTTTGAAGATAAGAAAGGGCTAAATGCGGAAGCGGCTGAATATCAAGGAAAGAAAGTAACTCTCAACAAACCTTTCCGCACACAAGGCGGTCCTAAGAAGTTCGCTGTTTATGTTCAAAACGAATCGGGTCGAGTCGTTATCGTTCGCTTTGGCGACCCAAACATGGAGATTAAGCGTGACGACCCACAACGACGTAAAAATTTCCGTTCTCGCCACAACTGCGATTCGCCAGGCCCAAAGACCAAAGCACGTTATTGGTCGTGCCGACAATGGGAAAGTGGTCGAAAGGTCGAGGCAAGCGAAGATTGGTTGCTCTATGACGAATGGATGCAAAACGAAGGTGAAATTATGGAAGGAATTGAAGAAGTTATTGAAGCAGAAGAAGGTGGCTCGTGCTGTGGTTCATGCGCTGAAAACGCAGAAGCCAAGATGATTCGCAAAGATGTGTTTGACAATCCAGCCGAAGCAACAAACCGAGCCAAAGAACTTGGTCTTGAAGGCATTCATTCTCACAAAGAAGGCGACACAACAGTATTCATGCCAGGTAAGACTCATGAAGAATATGAGAAAAAAACAGGCGAAAAATTGGCATCATACCACGACGAGGAAGAAAAAGAGGCATCATACCATGATGATAAAATGAAAGCAGGTCATCATGATAAGAAAAAGATGTCGGCATCTGAATGTGGCATTGGCGAAGAATTTATTGATGGCGAATGTCGTGTAGTCAATGTCTATATGGACTTAGAAATTGCATCGGCATCATCCCTTGTCGAAGCCTCCACAGGTAAGACTTACATTCAAATCAAAGGTGTAGCATTCCATGAAGGTATGAACAAAAACAAGTGGTCTTTGACTCGCAACGGTGCTGAAAAGGTATTGCCACAAATGGTCGGTGCTGACCTAACACTTAACCATCCTAAAGCAAAGCACGTTGGTTTTGAGCGAAACATGGATGGTGGAGTCAATGAAGCGGTTGTTGGTCAAGTCATCGAAGCAACAATTGACGATGATAAGAAAGACGGAACTTATACTGTTCGCTATGTAGCCAATGTTGAACGCCAAGAGTTGTTTGAGGCTCTTGAATCGGGTCTTTGGATGCGACCAAACTACGGGGTTAGCATTGGTGGGTACGGTGTGCCTGTTCAAGCCGATGACAACGGACTTGTGTTTGACGATGATTTTACCTTTGACCATCTCGCTATTGTTCACAAGCCCGCCTACAAGCGAGCAAACATCGAAGAGATGAAGAAAGTGCAGGTCGAATCGGCAAGTGAAGAAAATGCAGAAGCGGTTCAATATGGAAGACCAGGTAAGAATGACCCTCGTAAGACACCTGCCAAACCGAGCGAACGACGACGTGGCTCAAAAAAGAACCCACCAGGCTCGGCAAAGAAACCCAACAAGAGTATTCAAGTATCTGAATCAACCCGAACTACAATCCGCAACAAAATGACGGAACATAACAAGAAAGACAAGGGTAGTAAAGCATCTATGGGCGCACTTCTCACGGTGTTCCGAAGAGGTGCGGGTGCATTCTCCACAAGCCACGCTCCAAACATGAGTCGCAACGGATGGGGCATCGCTCGTGTAA